GCAACGAAGGCTAGGTGACCGCGCTGCTGGGCTTAACGCGAAGGAGCATAATCGAAGTGTCACATCCCCTCAATGGGTGGAGGAGGGACTATCGCGCTATGGATGTCCCCTTCATGCCTCCGGCTACCGAGGAGAATCCTCCTCAGCAGTTAAGTTCACCGTCTCTGGAGTCGGCCCGTGCGCTTGCAGGCGACCTAGAGAGCCCAAAGGTGACTCAGCGGACAGTTCCTCAAGTTCCCAGAAAGGAACACTGGGATCCGGAATACTCGGAGTCGCATCACCAGCATCATTGCCCAGAGTGTTGGGATCTGCTGATGCAAACTCTAATTCTGAAAACGGGAGAAGTTCACTACCCGGCGGAAGAGCTAGAGATTACACTGAGGACAAGTCCAGACGACCGTGGGATTCGGAGTCTTACAGGGATGCGTTTCGTGCGACGCTCAGCGTTGCGGGTGACGACTCTGGAGGGCGAAAGCCTTATTCATTGGATGAAGTGGTTCGCCGTTTCATTCATCGGAAGTCTTATGCTGGTGCTCCTTATTTCGTTCGGAATGAGAGAGTTCTTGACAAAGGACTCGACGCTGCACGACGCATATGGAGCGGTGACCGGAGTTTCGGTCATTTTGCTACTGGTAAGCGCGTTCAGCCTGGGCCGTCTGGTCCAAAAACTCGGCTCGTATGGATGGCGTCGCTTCCTACGACTATTGTGGGTTCGGCTTTCTCAAAGAGAATCCATAAAAATCTGGAGAGACGGCGTCCGTTCGCAATCGGTCTTAGGGCCGTTGAGAAGGGAGCACTAGTCGCTGAACTTCAGTCGAGGTTCCGTTACGTGTATTCCCTGGACGTTTCAGGGTTTGACGCGTCTGCTCCGGCATGCATGCTTGATGACGTGTTCCGTGTGTTGCGGACGCATCTTGAGCTTGACGCCAATGAGCGCGAGGTGTGGGATAGGTTCGTAAGCGACTTCATTCATTCACGAATCATCACACCGGATGGATCAGTCTTTCAAAAACACAAAGGGATACCATCAGGCTCGAGTTTCACTAGTCTGGTAGGCAGCGTTACAAATTTGCTGCTGTTGAACTACGTGTGGATCCGTGCGACAGGAGCGGCACTCAAGAGTGATAGAGTGCTTATTCAGGGCGACGATAGCATCATCGCTTCAAACACGCGCATAGATCTCGGAGAGCTAGCTCGGTATGCAGCTGAGCTAGGATTCATGCTTAGTGTTGAGAAGAGTGACGTAAGTGACTCTCATCGTGAAGTGACCAATCCGTTTGACGGAACGGTCCATTTCCTCGGACACCGTTGGTACCATGGGTGGGCACACCGATCTGAGAAGGAAATCCTTCAAAGAATGGTGTTTGTCGAAAGACATGCACCAAGGACGCAAGCCGAATCGCTGATGAGGCTATACGCGTACCTCTCAGATGCTTGGGAGGCGTGGCCAATATACACTCAGGTATTTCCTGCAGAGGACTCGTTGCACAGTTTGACTATGTGTCTAGACGAGATCGGAGACGAAGTCGACATCGAAGCAGTTGACCTACCAGGACAGCTGAGGTATCACGCTGCTGTGGTTCAGGAGGC